TGGTTCCCCATATTTTTCCTTAGGGGAACCAATGGTTTGGGAACCAATTGAATTTAATCATTTTGTATTACCATCAAAATCCATTGGTTCCCGACAAATTGGGAACCAATGAAGTCCGTTTTGCACCGACTTTTAATTCAGCTGGCAGATCAACTTCCATGATTGAACCATCATCAATCAGAGCATCGATGATGGCTCCAATTTCCTCGGTTCGGCCAGACACCAAATTCCTGACCGATCGTTTGGTCGGATATTTACCAGCTGCAATCTCTGAATTCAAAATGTCGATGATTTCCGTTTTTCTGGATTGTTTGGCTGATTCCATCTTTTCTTCTTTGGCCAATTCTTTGGCTTCGATCCGCTTGGACTCCATCGACTTGGATGGAATGGCCCAGCGCACTGACAACTCAACTGGCCCACGCAATGGATCGGTCACAAACTCAGTATAAATGTTGGTTTCAAATGCAACTTCATCAAAATCAGCCTGGTATCGATGTTTCCCAAGTTTTAAGAATCTTTCCTCAAGTCCATCCTCTTGAAATAGGTAAGCCACACAATTGGCATCACCTTCCCATGCTCCAGCCCCCCTGGCACTGAAATCCCTGACATCTGCACGCTTTAAAGCCTTTGGTGTATGGGTAACCACCCAAACTGGAAATCCTCGCCCTATAAGCCCTTCTTTGATGGCACTGATGTATTTGGCAATCTCAGCATTGTCATTTTCTGATTCCACGTTAAATGACGCTGATGCCGTGTCAATGACGATCAATGGCTTGATCTGAGCATCGTTTCCTGAATAGTCTTTAAACACTGTCTCATGCTTGGCAGCCAAAATGGCCAATTTGGCAATATCTGACGCACTGGATCGCTTGGTGGCCACAACTTTGAACCAATCGGCAATCTCTGGCCATCCAAACTCAGAATCGCCATGAGTGCGCCTAATTCGCTTTTGTAGGGCATATTGAATGCGCTGAACCTGTCCAGTGTCTTCGCTTAAATAAATCACTTTGCGTCTAATTAGCACGCCTACATTTGAAAAATGGCTGCTAAATCCAGCCACTTGCATGGCCAATGGGACAATGGCTGATGTTTTTCCCACGCCTGGTGCGCCAGCAATCAACGTCAATCCATCTGCCAAAAACCCATCAATCACCCAATTTGGACTGGTCAATACAGTCATTGGGTCGATTATTCGGCTTTCCCAAATATCCTTGATAATAATCTCACCAGTTTCAGAATCAATAATCCTGTCAAAATCTCCACTGCTTGGATTATTAACAAAATCATCTTCAGGATTATTGAAAGCACTAATTTCGCCTTGAAAACCATGATTTTTTGCCAGTTTTAATAATTGTCTAATGCCAATTCCATCATCTTTTTTAAATGATTCCCACTTGGTTGACATAATAAATGGGTCATATTTATCTGATTTTCTGGACCATTGATCCCACAACTCAAATCCCAATTCAGCCAGCTCTTTTTTCAATATCATGCCAACTGAAATCCAATCGGTATAATCATCAGCATCGATGAATGATAATAATAATTTGACATCATCAGATTTGGAATTGGATGGCATTTGATCCATGATGTTGACCTCGAGCAATTGGCCACAATAATCCCAGTCTGTTAAAAGAATGTTTTTCTTTTGGCCAGTAAATCCTGAAAAGAATTCAATTTGCCTGTTTTCAGACAATGTAATGCATTTAGGGATTTTGTTCCTTTGCATCAAAACCCAATAATGCGCACCATGGCCAGACAATGATGTCTCATAGGCTGCCCCAAGTTTATTGAGATAAGTCATCAGCACCAGCTGCTCTGTATGTGGCTGATAGTCTTTGGCATTCTTCCAATCGAGATCGATGCAGACCAAAAATAAGTCTGACTGCACTTCAAATGGTTTTAATAGAGACAATCCCACATAGGGATGGCTCAGAGCCTTGGCTTGGTCATATGTGCCCAATTTGCCAGATGTGGCAGCTTCTGCAATGCCCATCACGCCATCAATGCCCACTGGCCGTTTCTGGTCTGTAAAACCGCAAAAAATGGGTTTATCACCAAATTGCATCCAAAATGGATGTTCAGTGTCGTTTTGTTTTATAATGGTTTCGGCCATTTCTTTCCTTTGAGGGTTTGTAAGGGTTAAGGGCAGCTTTCACCAGCTGCCCTTTTTTTATGTCCACTGATCTGCCATTGCTTTCGCAATGCCGTCAAATGTTTTTGCTCTATTTTTTTGACGATCTTTTCCACCTTTGTTGAACCAATTCCCAGGCACTTTTGTGCTTTCAGAATATCCAACAATGTCAGTTGGCATCAGTGGAGGCAAGTTTTTCAACCAAAGACAAGTTTTTTTCTTGAATCGATGGCCATATTCATATGGTTGAATTGCTTGGGTATAGGATGGTAATCCAAAAACCTTGGATGGAATAGGATTTTCAACTGCAATTTTTTCAATTGGTGCATCAAATAATTTCATAAAAAATTCTTTTGCTTCCAATCCTTTTGCCAATCTTTCTGGATTAAGTACACTTTTTGGGTACAAAAATCTTGCACCAGCATTGGAAATGTAAGTGCATGGGGGATGGGCAATCATCATGTCCCAGCCATCGTATAAGACATCCATGATGTCCCCTTGATAGTGTGGGCCTGGTACGTCTGTGGGCAATATATCGCATGACATTGCATCATGGCCTTTGGCAATAAATGCATCTCTTACAGTCCCTGAATATTCACACGCAATCAATATTTTCATTCTTTGATCCTAGTGAGTGATGGGGCAGAATGGGTTTCGATGATAGCACCATCGGGAATCTCAATCTTCAACTTTTTAACTGCAGCTGGTGTTTTCAGCTCATAAGCCTCGGCTGGCCAGTCGTGTTTAAACTCTGGATTCCATTTGGTCATCCTTCGGCCAGCCTGAAGTGACCAGCCTTGGATTTCACCGCCATTGCCCAAATACTGTTTTGCAGCATCTTGTACAGACTCAGCCCATACTTTGCACAATTCTGCTTTATCCAATAGCTCATGCATGGTTTTGGTGGTCTTTTCAAAATCAATTTGTGCAGCTTTGACTGCAGCATCTTTGATGGATGGGCAAATGGCTTTGGCTCGGCAGTATTTGCATTGTTTTGGCCCAGCAATTTTTGGTGCAGTTGGCTCATTGGCCATCTTGGCAATGATGATCAACTCCTCCTCAAATTTTTCCATGTCATCGAATGAGACATAGTATGGTTGGCAATTGTTGTGTGGCTGAAAGATGTGCAAATATATGTGTGTGACTCTGATGTCTTTTTTGATGCACATCATCAATGCGCCAAGTGCATACATCATCAGCTGCTTATTGTTGGCTGGATCAACTTTGATTCGGCCAGTTTTTAAGTCCACCACATGAAGTGCATTGTCGATCACAAACACTGCATCAGCAGTGCCTCCCAAGTCTGGATGAATCCTTGACAAATGTGGAGTCAAATTCAGCTCGAGAAAAATAAACCTGGCTGCAGCTGATGCCTTTTTAAGATAGGTCACATAGTCAATGGCAATTTGTACCATCTCGGCATCAAATTCATTGTAATCAATGGCCATTTCATTCCACATCATGTCGGCCAATTCATGGATGCTCGTGCCACGTTGTGCAGCTGCATTGGTTGGATTGGGCAAATCTTTCTCGAGCAAATATGAGCCAGGGCAGAGAATGATTCGCTCAAGTTTGGATGCTGATATTGGTGCGTGTGTTGTCATGTTTAATTCCTTTGGTTAATGGGTGGGAGTCAATTTGGTCGTTTTCTTAATGAGGCAGAAACCAGAAAAATTCCCCAAATCCGACATCCTTGATTGTCTGGTTAACCTCCCAAAACTTTATTTTGATAATATTGGTCTTGCCAGACAGAACATAAGCCATGTTGTCCAAAATCACTGGCTTTGGCCGATACTTGGACCGCTTACGCATTTTTGTTTCCTTTCACGTTTATCGATATAACCGCACCAACATTTTTGGTTTGGCATAAGAATTTTTGGTTGTGCTTTAGGTAATCTGATTGTGCAATCAGGGCATGGCATACCAAGCCTTTGCCTGCGTTCTTTTTTGTATTCTTTCCATTCATTAAATATTTCAGCCATATCACCCATTACTTTTTCCCCTTGCTCGGATGGCTTTTAAAACACGATCAGTCAACGCTTTATCTGCGCCAAGTAATGCAAGACCAGCCGTATTTGCACACGCCTCACGTTCTTTTTCTGCTATCAATGTGGCAAATCGTTCAAGTGCTTTTGGATGCGTTGCTAAACAACTTGGTAAATTTGCCTCTCTAGCCATTTCTATGATTTCTTCGTTAGTCATTGCATTGGCCTCCATTGTGTCCTCGGCTCATTGCAATGCTTGATATAAAAATGAACTAAAAATGCAAATACTTGCACATAGGTCATTTTCACACCACTGTCTGCAGCCAATTTGTCTCTGATCAAATCAATTTGCTCTGGCACATACAAAGTTATACGTTTGGTTTTGCTCATTGCTCATTTTCCCTTTTAGTGATTTCATCTTGAATGTACCAAATCGCCTTTTTTAAATCCTCAATGGCATCTTGCTTGAGGTCACACCGCCAAATGTATTTGACTGCATTACCCAAGTTAAATCCCATGTGCCTGGTGATCTCGATGCACTCGATGCCTGATGGATGATCAGTGTAATGTGGTGGATGATTGATCAAATCGGGTTTCTTTTTCATCTGTTCTTACTCCTTAATTTGGCTTCAATGGCTCGGGCAAAAGTCATGTCTGTCCAAGGGCCAGTCCAATCGCGCTTGTACCGTAAACTATTTACTTCCTCATCCGTCAGTCCTACCCATTCACGCTTACGCAAAGCCCTCAAGATATGAGGCATGGCAGGGTTAAAGTTAAAGTTACCTTCTTCAATCATGCGGTCAGCATCGGGATGCCAAATAAACTGACCGTCCTGTGTGACGCGCAGCACTTCGTTGTCCATCAGCTTGACCTCTAAAGGAAAAGTCTCGTCTGTGTTGTTGATACCTAAGCTCATGTATTTTTCTCCTTTAAAGAGGCTTGCGTTGTGCGTACAACGCTTATCAAAATTACTGCATCAGATACAGTAACTCCTTCAACATGAGCAAAGCATTCCCGAATCTCCTCATCCGTCAGTCCTACCCATGTGCGTTGTGGTGCAACATAATTTGGACCCGCCATGTGTTCGTGGAATTGCTCCCACGCCACAGGCTCATCTTTTGTTTCTAGTTCTAACCTAGATTTTTGATCGTACAATCCAAGCAAATAGGAATTTCTGTCTAATAGTCCTTCTTTTGTTTCTAGTGCTTCTTTAATTGCAATGATGGCTTGGTCAATTCCAGCATTCACTTTATCAGCCCCACAGTTGCACTCGTCGCCCTCAGAATCATTGGCGCATCCATCTTCATGCTTAGGGCATGAATACCATGTGTCCTCGCAGTAATGATGCGTTCTACGATTGCTTCCCAACGCCTCCAATGCAAGTTGTAATGCTTCATCTTTAGTCATGCTGCAGTCCTTTCATTGGTTGGTAATTTCTTTTTCTCTTTGGTCAAATAACGCTCAAGTAAATCTTGAAATCGGTCAATCAATTCCCAGTTGACATCCTCGGGTTTTGATTCGACAAGATGATCGATGATTCTTGCTGCTTGTTTTAAGAGTATTTTTTCCATAGGATTAAATGATTTGGTTAATGACATTTTGTTTTTTGAGGATTTTTGAAAGAATGGTGTGATCCAATGAATTGGAAATTGTGAGCAAATAAATGAGTGGAGCCGATCCAGTTTTATTGATATTTTCCACTCTGGAACTGGCTTGCTGCAGAGCTGATGTTTGCCATGTGGCCTCAACAAAAATAACTGTATCGGCTGCAGATAGGTCAATCCCTTCTTGACACGCTGCCAAATTGCCAATGAATAGTTTTGTTGTGCCATTTTGAAAGTCCTCAATGAGTTTTTGTCGTGCAGCTGCTGGTGTGTCTCCTGTGATGATTGATGGTTTGTGATCTTTAAGAATGGTGGCCAATTGATGCACCACATCTTTGTGATGGGCAAAAACGATCACTGGCTCATCGGCCAACTTGGACTCGATGAACTCTGCAGCTGGCTTGACTTTACGCATTCCAGCCTCTTTCATTACCTCTGATAAACCCTCAAAAGCTAGCATAGGATTTGGGTGTTCGATCAATGCATCAGCGTTGAATTCTTTTTCACGCTTATCAATTGGCAGATCAAAGGTGATCAGTGAAGTGATTGGCTGCTGGTAATTGGTAAAAATATCAGCTTTTGTGCGTCTGAGCATTACTGGCTGCATGATGGATCGCAGCTCTGGCAAATTACTGGCTCCTGACGTATCCAGCCCCCATGGTGCATTCCATAATTTGGCATATCGCAAACCAAAGTCATACCAGCCCCCCCGATAGACTCCCAGGCCATGCAGCAGTGGCCACAACTCAATGGGTCTGTTTGGTATTGGTGTGCCTGATAGGGCATAAACTCTGCGGATGCGTTTCATCCATTTGAGTGCAGCAATGGTGCGTATGGTTTTGGGGGATTTGATTCTGTGGCTTTCATCCAGCACCAGAGTTTGATATTGGCCAAGCTCATTGAGTGAGCCTAAAACATCATAATTGATGATGGTGACCCCATCATTTCTTGCATTCTGTGCACTCACTTTGCCATTGACAACTGTGACGTTTCCATGGTAGCCAAGTTTTTCAAATGCAGCTTTCCAGACATTTTTCACAATGGCTGGGCAAATGATCAGAGCTGGCAAATGCTCAAGTGCTGCAGCTGCCGTTGGCAATGTTTTGCCCACTCTTGGCTCATCGGCCAAAATGGCTCGCTTGGTGTTTAAGAGAAAATCTCTCGATATTTCTTGATGGGGGAAAAGCATTTTTGATCCAGTTTTCAGTTAATGAATCCTCAGTATATATTAAATTTTGTGAAATTGTGGGAAATTTTGAGAATTTATGTTATAGTGATTCCACCAACACAATTCGGTGTCGGTATTTTTTAAACTGTAAACTGGAGTAAATATGTCAAAATTTGTAACTGGCAAAGGCCGTTTTTCTTTCCTCAATTGGGCCAGTCCCAAGATCAATGAATTGTCTGGAAAAGAGGAGTTTTCCACTGAATTCATCATTCCCAAAGGTGACACGCAAACCATTGCTGGCCTCAAAGCTGCAATGAAAGGTGCACTTGATAAAAAGTGGAATGGGAAATATCCAGCCAATCTGCGCAATCCTTTGCGTGATGGTGACACTGAAACAAAGCAAGATGGCACACCATTGCCTGATCAATACAAAGGCAGTTTTTTCATTCGATGCAAGTCAAATGAAAAGCCTGGTGTCATCGATGCAGAGGGCCAGCCCATCCTGGCTGCCAATGATTTTGTCTCTGGTGACTGGGGCCGTGTGTCTGTCACTGCATATGCATATTCCCAAGCTGGAAACAATGGTGTAGCATTTTGGCTGAACAACATCCAGTTGCTCGAGAAAGGTGACGCACTAGGGTCCAAAGCCTCGGCAGTGGATGATTTTGGAGTGGCCAAAACCGCTTTCCAAGACTCTAATATTCCTTTCTAAACCAATATGTATCAATATCTGCTGAATCAATTTGGTGTTCGTTTAACTCTCGATGAAGTGGCTGGAGTGCTGAAAGTGCCAATCGGTACGATCTATAACAAACGCTCTAAAAATGAGCTGAGTTTTCGCACATACAAAGATGGACTCAGAGTGTTTGTGGACACCAAAGATTTGGCAGATTACTTGGATAAAACAAAATGAAATTCCCAAATATAAAACAATACACACCAGCAGATAAAACCGATGTAATGACCACATGGAAACGATTCGGTTTTATCCCTCCAAGTGAAGATGCCAATTACCAGCGCAAATGGACACTGTATAAGTATTCAATCAACGCTGCTGATTACAATATCAAAAATGTTTGATTGGTTTAATATTTTTATGTGGGCAATCGCTCTCGGCTTGCTGGGATTGATTGCCTTTATTTTTAGCACCATTGGATTGATGGTTTATCTATATCTGAAAGAGCATTAGGCTCCACAGATTCTTTCGCATTGGTGCATCACTGCAATGCGCTGCTCTGCACCAAACAATCCCCCATTGATGATTTCTGTGAGTTTGTTGTAATTTTTGGCCTGTGCAGCCTCATTGCACTTATGCGTTTTCCAATACCAGCCACCAATTTGTGCAGCATATTTGGGTGTGCGTGCCAGGTCAGGATTGTGTACCAGATCAATGCCCAATGCTTGGCCAGCATGGTAAAAATTATCATGCCCAGTCAACTGACAAATTGCTGATCCTCTGAAACGCCAGCCATCTCCTGATGCCTCATCTCGATTGCCCATCCGATTTGAGTAAATGTGATTGGCAATTTTTTCTGGCTGATGGGCATACTTTAAAGCCTCATCCATCGATGGAAACCGCTTTGGCCACAATTTCATCAGCGTCTCTGGCCGATAGTTTAAATTCTCACTCAAATCTTTAAAGTGATTTGACTCATATGAGAATTGGCCAATGAAACACGCCTGTTCTTCAATCGTTGAAATGCCCCATCGATCAAATGTGTCATTGAGTGGGATTGTCCAAACTGAATCGATCTTCAGCTCGATCAGCTGCTCTGATGTGATCATTTCACGCCCCCATTGACTGTTTCCATCACTTGGTTGTAGGTGGCAATGCAACTGTTGAGCTGGATGATTGCATTGTCTCCATCTGCTGCGATTTGGACAATATCTTTAAGAGCCTGTCTTGTAGAATCGGCTCCATTGGTTGGATTTCCGTTGGCAGTGGTGGCATCTGAATTGGCTTGTAAGGCACAACTGGAGGGGAGCTGCAGCCGACCAGCATCGATGTCAGCATCAATGCTGCTTTGCTTGGATTTGTTTTCATCTTTTGATTTCCTGAGTGCTGCGCCAGTTTGCGCCAGCTTTTTGTTCAGCTCGGATTCTTTGGCTCTTGCTTCTTGATTAAGCCTGTCAATTTCAACTTGATCTTCAGCCATGCGTCTTTGATAACCATGATGATCGCTGACATAATAACCTCCTGTAATAACTAAAACAATTCCAAGCACTTTTAAGATAAGTGCATGGGCCTTTAACATTGGTAGAAACCCGACCAAATATGAAAGGGTATATGCAATCACTCCACCGATCAGCGCAATGATTGCAATGTAATAAAACAAATCATCAAAAAACCATGAAAGCCAACTAAACATTTTTTGTGCTTTCTCGAGCCTGGGCAGTCCTCAAACGCTCCTCTGGGTCTTCCAATGTTGGCGGACCAGCTGGTGGTGGTGGTGCAGTCCAATTGGTTGATGGGGCCATCATAACCACTGGTGGTGGTGGGGGAGCCACATATGCTGCAGTATTGCCTTTGGCTGCATTCATCATGTTGGTGGCCTCATTGCTGATGCCTTTGGTCATAATACCGCCAATGCCCCCCACAATCAAAAGCACGATGTCATTGAGCATTTTGGTGAATGCCTGGTCAATTGGGGCCATGGCTTTGATAGGCTGGCTCACAAACATCACGCTATAGATCAGCGTGACCACGATGAAAAACAAAATCAAAGTAACGACAATGATTACAAATGCCCTGACTCTGACCTCGATGTCATCTGCATTGAGTCTGTCCTTGGGACTGTTGAGTAATGCCAGCAGTATTTCCTTCAATTTTCTTC